AATTTCTAATACTTGTTCTTCTGTAAGTTTAGCACCTAATGGTTTATTGGAAAATTGTTCTAAGTTATTTTCTCTATTGGTAATAATTTTTACATTTCCTATTTCATATGCTCCAATATCACCTAATCTAGCCATACAATATTCATGTGGTTTAGAACCTCTTTGTGCTATTTTAGATCCCCAAATATCAACCCATTCTTTATAGGTTAAATTAAATGGTATTTGACGTTTTCTTGATCTTGCTTTATGATCATTATAATACTTTTTCATATTATACATATTATAGGCTCTTTTTAACAACAAGTCAACCCTTTTGTATAAATATTAATGAGTGGGAAGGACCTACCGCATTATTAACACAAAGGAGACGGACTCCAATTATGGCTATAAATTTATGCACACTATCTGATATCCAATCATATGAACCTGATATTACAGACTACGGATTACCAGATTTTACCAATGAAATCACAAGAGCAAACGCTGACGTTGTAAGAGACCTTCGTATCAAATGGTGGCCTACGCAAATGATAGGCCTATACGATATTAACTATCTAGGCGCTAACTCAATTGAAATGAATGAAGACTTGCTAACAACAAGTCAATTTACTACTGCCGCGGTTTACCAAGCACTAGGTTTTCACATCCTTCCCAAACTATCAAAATTTGAAGTAGACGGCGACGTCTTTCAAAATAAGATGGAGTATTATAGAAAAGAATACGAAAGAGAATTTGATTTAATTTTAAGGGATGGTGTAGAATACGATTTGGATTCCTCTGGCACGGTTGAAGACAGAGAAAAAGAACCACAACATTATCTACGCCTTAAAAGGTAGGGATAATGAGCACACGCGAAACTGCAATTACAAATATCATTGATATTTTGAAGGACATGAGTCCTCCAAGACCTGCCTTTGTCACACGCGAACCTTTTGATTTAGAAAAACTTTCAATGAGACAATTTCCTGCACTTCTTGTTACCACAGGCAATGAAACAAGAGATGACATAGCATTTGGCGGTAAACGTTTAGGTGTTATTACAATTAACATAACAGGATTTGTTCGTTCAGATGGTAGAGAAGGCATTGCCATGAGTGTTGATGAAAAAAGAAATAACCTCATTGAACGTATTGAAGAAGCATTGAACAATGCAAGAAACAGAGAAATAACAGGTCAAGCGGTAACCACCCATGTAAGAGAAATTATTGTGGAAAATAGAATTCCACCATTGGGTGAATTTAGCATGAATGTTGAAGTAAAATATGTCTTCGCAAAAGGAGAAGTATAATGAGCATTAAGGTTTATAAAGATGGTGCTGTTGAATGGATTGATGATTCAGCACTAAACAAGTTTTTAGCAAATGGTTGGTCAACAGGCACACCAAGCGTTAAAAAATCTGTCAAGGCTAAAGTATCAGCCAAAGCAGAGGTAGTAAAAAAAGAAGATACTGAAGAATTCACTACGGAACAGAGCGGAGACGCAGTGGATAACGAGAATTATTTCCGCAATAACTTAACAGAGGAGAATAGCGATGGCTAATTTAACTGGCGAACAAGGCGCGGTCTATTTTGGAACTGACTCTGCGGGAGAAACTTCTGTAGCATCCGTTCGTTCATGGACCTTAGATCACACTAAGGACACCGTTGAAAATACTTCATTTTCATCAGGCGGTGCAAGAACTTACTTAAATGGTTTACACCAATTTTCAGGTTCTTTAGAATGCGTATTTGATACAACTGAATTTTCATCACACAGAAACTTATTTGACCCTTCATATGACAATGATGTATTCATTGAATTATGGACATCAACAGATTCAGGAAATGAAAAATACACAGGTAAAGTTCTTATTACATCAGTATCAAGAACTGCATCATACGATGATCTAATCACGGTTACGGTTGCATTCCAAGGCACAGGTGCTTTGGGTCATGAAGTAACTGCGTAATTAGGAAACAAATGCTGAAGATACAAATTAGTGGTATCCAGCAGGCAATGGCTGGTCTAGAAAGAGAATTAGATCAATTTGTTGCCAGGGTGGCCAATGAAACAAAATCAGTTGCTGTTAGTTTAACACCAATTGATAAAGGTCGTGCAAGGCGCGGGTGGAGAACTGAAAAACGTTCTCATGGTTACAGCGTTGTAAACCGCGTGCCCTATATTGACGAACTTGAAAAAGGTCACTCAAAACAAGCACCTAACGGTATAATAGGGCCTACCATTAGGGAGATTAATAGGAGAAATATACAATGAATCCATTGTTAGAAAACGCAAAAGGTCACTTCAAGGAAAAACTTGGTGGTGAATTAAGAAAGATGACCATTAATGAATGGAAAATGGACATCTATTACAAACCTGCACATAGTTTTGCAACTGAATCAAAAATCATTCAATTGCAACAGCAGGGCAAGACCGTAGAAGCACTTGTAGAATCAATCATTCTCAAGTCATTAAATCCTGAAGGCAAGAAATTGTTTTCACAAGCGGACAAAATGACACTTATGAATGAAGTTGATCCTGCTGTTCTTTTACGCATAGCAACTGAGTTAAATTCTGCAACTTCTGAATACGAGGACGTAGAAAAAAACTAAAAGAGGACACTGAACTGCTACTGCTTTGCAAAATTGGCGAAACGGTTGGCAAGAGTTTAGAAGAGGTTGCTCAACTCAGTGTCCTGGAAATACAGATGTGGACTGCATATTTTAATTTGCAGGCACAAGAACAAAAGAGGAGCATGACGAGTGGCACAAAACATAGAAATCCGCCTCGTAGATAGGGTAAGTGCTGGATTAGGTAAGATACAAGGAAGATTAAAATCCCTTAATGGTGGCCTATTGGGTATCAACAGGGTTGCGGCCGCGGCTTCTGCCGCTTTGGCAACCATTGGTGGTGGAAATTTAATTAGAGGTATTGTTAATACCACAGCACGTTATGAGGATTTAAGAACAACACTTAAATCAGTCACAGGTAGTGCCCAAGCAGGTGCTCAGGCTTTTGACTATGTTGCTAAATTTGCAACCAAAACACAATTTGGTGTTGAAGAACTTGCTACCACTTATACAAAACTTGTATCCAATGGTCTAGAACCCAGTGAAGAATTATTAACAACATTCACTGATGCGGCCGCTGTCACAACTGACCAAATAGGTTCCTTAACGGCAATTACAGATTTATACACAAGAAGTTTACAATCACAAACCGTTGAACTTATGAACCTTGATAGGTTGGCTGATAGAGGTCTACCTGTTTATGATATCCTAAAAGAAAAATTAGGAGTATCACGTGCTGAGATTAGTAATTTCAGTAAGGAAGCAGGAAACACTGAAAAGATAATTCAAGCACTTGGTGATGGTATCAATGAACGTTTTGGTGGTGCAACAGCGGCAAGGATTGAAAACCTTTCAACCAAAATGTCCAACTTGTCCATTGCATTTAAAAATGCACAGGATAAAATTGGTCAAGGAGGATTTGGTAAGGTCTTTGGTGATTTCATACAAAAAATTACGGATGCAATTGAAAACAATGATGATTTAATTCATAGCATTGGAACCAATCTTACAAAAGCATTTTTATATGCGATTGATATTGGTAAATTCTTAATTGCTAATATTGAATTAATTGGTCAAGCATTTATATTGCTTCTTAAAATCAAGGTTGTTCTATGGGTAGGAAATATAGCGATAGCCATTGCTAGGGTATTGCTTCCTGCGTTGGCTACTTTTGCTACATTTATCTATTCTACCATTATTCCAGCATTAAACAAACTAGGGTTGGCTATGCTAAACTTTATACCAGGAGGTATAATTGTTAGAGGTGTGGTCGCGGGTGTTGCCGCAATAGCAACAGCATTTGGTTTATTAAAAGGTGGAGAAGCCGCGGTTGATTCAATTAAAGATAAGTTTGGTGATCTAGAAAAAACACTTAAAACACTTGGTGTTGAAGGCTATGATGAATTATTAAAAGATATGAGGGAATCATCCAAACAAGCAGAAGAGTTAGCGGAGAAGGCTAAAAAAGCGGTTGGACCAACAGGCGAGGTTGCAAGTAATACAAACAAAACAAAAGAGAATTTAGATAAAGCAAGTAATACCTATAATGATATTATTGCAAAATTAAACAAAGAACTTACCTTAACTGGAAAAACTAAAACAGAAACAAAAATTTTAGCGGATTTAGAAAAGATTAGAGAATCACAACAAGGTAAATTGCTTGAAGGTCAAGAAAAACAACTTCGCAATCTTCATGAACAAATTGCATTAGAAGAAAAACGTAAAGAAGCGGAAGCGGCACTTCCAGGACTTATTTCAGAAACAGGTGGTGCATTTGGTGCGGGTAGTGCTGAAGAAGTAGCAATGCAAGAAAAGATTGATCATCTTGAAGTGCTAAGAAAAACAGATGCGGTCAACGAAGAAAGATATCAAAAATTAAAAAATGCTATCATTAAAAAATATGAAATGGATAGAACCAAGTTCCAACAAGAACAGGTTAATGAACAATTTGAATTAATCAAGTCAGGTAGAATGGCAGAACTTGATCTTGAAAATTTAACTGCAGACCAAATTAAAGATCTTACAATTAAATCAGGTAGAGAATTATTAAGTGAAATGGCCAAACATAACAAGGCCGCTTTCATGTTAAACAAAGCACTTGCTATTAAAGATGCTATTATCAGCACATCACAAGGTATTGTAAAAGCACTAGCATTAGGTCCAATTGGTATTCCATTAGCGGCAATAATTGGTGCTATGGGTGCTGTTCAAATTGCCACAATCGCACAACAACAATACACTGGTAGAGCAAGAGGTGGTAATGTTGATAAGAATACGCCATACATGATTGGAGAGCGTGGACCTGAAATGTTTGTTCCGCAACAGAGAGGCACAATTATAAGTGCTGAAAGTATGCGTAACATGAGCAGAGGCGGAGATGTTTCACCAGTCAATGTTACATTCCAAATTCAAGCAAATGACACAACAGGTTTTGATGATTTGATTACATCAAGACGTGGTTTAATTATTAACTTAATCAACACCGCTTTGAACGAGCGTGGTAAAGAGGGGATAACATCGTAATGGCCAACCTAGGAAACTATCCATCAACACCAGCATTTAGTGGTGTTAATTTTAAGATAGAAACTACAACACAACAAACAACAAGTCTAAGTCAAAAGAGATATAGAAACAGCATTGGAACAACGTTCTTTACTGCAACAGCACAATATCCTCCAATGACCAAAGCAGAATTTCGTCCTGTAATGGCCTTTCTTGCAAAGTGCCAAGGACCTTTAAATGAATTTGATATTGTATTACCTGAGATTAGTGAAAACCTAGGTGATACAGCGGGTAGCACGCCTGAGGTTAATGGTGACCAAGCGGCAACAAGCACTACAATTTCAATGGATGGCTTTGCATTTTCAGTAAATGTTCTTAAAGCAGGTGATCTAATACGTTTTACAAATCATACCAAAGTTTATATGGTTACTGATGACGTAACATCAAGCGGAACAGGAACAGCAACGGTTAATATTACACCTGCACTTATATCAGGTGTATCAAATAACGAAGCGGTTACCATTAATAACGTTCCTTTTAGAATGACTTTGGCAAACGATGGTCAAGAAATTTCAATTGGGACGACAGAATTTTATCAGTATGAAATAGATCTAATTGAGGTATTGTAATGGCCAGAATATTACCTGCTCTTACTACTAAATTTCAAAGCGGGACGTTTGTGGCCGCACAGATTATTGAGATTGAATTGCCTGAGCAGTTTAACAGCCTTAATGGATTGTATCTCACTGATGCACCTTTTAGTTTTTCATATGATTCACCTACGGCATTTGATACTGGTAGCAATACCTATCTTTCAAGTGGCGATCTAATGGGTGTAAGTGATAATAAAGAAACAGGCGAATTACAGGTCAGCAACATGACCATGACATTCAGTGCCTTAAACACAACCTATAGAGATATACTATGCAAAAGTGCAATAGTCAATAAAAAGGTAAACGTGTTTAGGGTTTATTTTGATGAATCAACATTATCAGCAGTAGCAACACCATTGCTTTTATTCAAAGGAAAAATATCAGGTTACAGCATTTCAGATGCAGAAAGACAAGCACAATTTGTTATTGAAGTTGCAAGCCAATTTGTTAATTTTAATAGAACAAATGGCATGGTTACAAATGAAGGTAGTTTAAAGCGTTATGATAAAAATTCAAAAGCATTTGAATTTGCACACAAAACAGATGAACAAATTTTTTGGGGTCGTAAGTCATGATAAATTATTTTTTACGATCAAGAGGAGTTAATATCTAATGGGTTGGAATCCGTTTAAAGCAATAAGCAATTTCTTTGAAGGTGTTTTTGACACAATCAAGAACATTGGTAAAGCCATCTTTAATTTTATTGGAGATGTGTTTAGTTTTGTTGTTGCTCCTTTTGGTGCAATCCCAACACCTAATGTTACTTCAAATGCAGGAGAAGAAGCAAGAGGTATCACGGTTACCAAAAATGGAACAACAGCACACATACCAATTGTTTATGGTTATAGACGCATAGGTGGATCAATTGTATTTGCTGAAACAAATGGAGATACAAACAAGTATCTTTATGTTTGTTATGTTTTATGCCAAGGAGAAATTGAAGGTATAAGACGTTTGTTTATTGATGATATTGAAATACCAACAGCATTAATGACTGGCACCAGCAATACGCTACCAGCAACATCAGAAATTACAATAAGCACAGGACGTTTTAAAAATTTAGTTAAGTTACAGGCGTTTAATGGTGCAACAGGTGACACACAAAGTTCATTACTAAATGGTTCTAGTAGTTGGAAAAATGCATCAAGGCTAATACCAGGTGTTGCTTATCTTGCTGTTAGATATGAATATCCAGAAATTAAAAGCAATGATGATGCTGAAGCAAATCCTTTTAAGGGTGGTATACCAACAATACAGGCTGAAGTATTAGGTAAAAAAGTTTATGACATTGCAACGCTACCAGCGGATAGTGCGGGATATGAATTACCTGGTGAATATGCAAACTTGACAAAAACCTATTCAATAAATCCAGTTAACCATTTGTTAGATTATATGTTAGATCCAAACTTTGGTATTGGTTTGGGCATTGATGAAATTGATACTGAAAGTTTTAACTTATCAGCAAACAAATGTTTACAATATGTAGAATACTATTCAGGACAACAGGGTAGAGCATTAAGTGGTAACCAAGTTATTCTTACAGATAAAAAATTAATTGATAATACAAAAGAAATGGTTAAGGCCTGTCGTGGTATCATGCCTTATGTGCAAGGACAATATAATTTAACAATTGAAGATGGCGGCAACGCTAGAGATATTACAAGTTCAGTTGCCACAATAGTTTACAGCGTTGATGACGAGGATGTTATTAGCGGTATTTCAATGCGTGGTGAAGCAAAAAATACAAAATATAATCAGGTAGTTGTAAACTATATTGAACCTGAAACAGATTTTCAAAATCAATCAATTGCTTATCCAGAAACTGATAGCACAGAACATATAAACGCACTTGCTGAAGATAATAATGAAGTGTTAAAAGGTGAATTTAATTTTCCAAGCATAACAAACAAATACATTGCACAAGATATTGCTAAAATGATCTATGAAAAATCAAGAACGCAAAGACAAATTAG